ACCAGACAGATGATCCATTCTTTGAAGTAGATCAACAACTAGGTTTTGTTACTATCCCATCAGGTTCAATTGCCTTTGATTTGAAGTCAGATTTGACTCCTCAACTTGGTGGTGACTTAGATGTCAACAGTAATACAATTACTGGTCTTCCTGCTAGCCCTAGTGCTGGTACAGAAGCTACATCTAAAACATATGTAGATGCTGGTGATGCAACAAATGCTGGTAATATTACTACCAACACAACTAACATTGCTACTAACGTAACCAACATTGCTGCACGTCTGCCATTGGCTGGCGGTACAATGACTGGTGATATTGTCTTTAATAGTGGTCAAACTATTGCTGGATATACACCACGTACATCTGCAACCGGTTCTTCTAATCTTTCTGCTGGTACTACTGCACAACGTGATGGTAGTCCTGCAGGAGGTATGGTCCGATATAACACATCAACGGCAAGTTTTGAAGGTTATACCACTGGGTGGGGGTCACTTGGCAGTGGACCACTACTTAAAACAAACCGCTTAGAGAATACCACTACAACAGACGGCGGTATTGATATTGATTCTAGTGGTCATGTCAAGATTGATGGCTTGCAGATGCCAACTGCTGGGGCGTTAAGTAACAGGAACCTCATTACGAATGGGGCGATGCAGGTATCGCAAAGAGGAACTTCTCTTGCTAACACAGCCGATGGTACGTATTTAGTTGACAGGTTTAGACTCTACGATGCTGCCACTAATACCCATACATTGACGCAATCTCAAAGCTCTAATGTACCAAATTTCCCTATTGGTACAGGTTTTTCAAAATCACTTAGAGTTGAGGTTACGTCTGGAGCTGCTACTCCCACAACTGGATACACAGTTATTAGTCAGCCTATTGAAGGGTTTGACGCAGCTCAATTGAACTATGGAACAGCAAATGCAAAAACAGTAACTTTATCTTTTTGGGTACGTACTAATGTATCGGGCAACTATTCAGTAGCTCTTAGGAATAGTGCTGCTGATTACAATTACATTGCACAATTTTCACACATGGGTGCTGACGCATGGTTTCAGATAAAAAGAACCATACCTGGAGCTACTGCAGGCACTTGGCTCATTGGCAATGGCAGAGGTCTTGAAGTAATGTGGACGCTTGATTCTGGCAGTAACTGGTTTGGCACCGAAGACGCTTGGAACACTTCAAATGTATTTAATTTAGCTGCTAATGATAATGATTTTTCGGATACAACAGGAAATTACTTTGAACTTACTGGCGTCCAATTAGAGGTCGGTTCCAAGGCCACTCCGTTTGAACACAAAAGCTACGCTGAGACCCTGGCTAAGTGCCAGCGTTATTTTGAAGGTGTGCCTGCTGGGTCAACCTTTAATCAGGGAGATGCCATTGTTTGGAGTGGATATGCACTTCTTAACGGAATTAATTATGCCACTAAAGCTTTTACCGTTGAGAAAAGAGCTATACCTACTGTTGCAATGACAAATAATTCAGTAATAGCAGGATTTAATGCCGCTACATGTCAAGTAGCAGTAGCTGGGACAAGAGGGATTAGAGGTAACGCAACGGCTACCGGTACTGTCGGTGCTCGTTACTTCTTTTTGCACTTTACAGCCGACGCCGAACTTTAAAAACAATTAACTATGACTTATAAATATACTTTGGTCAGAGATCCAATTACAAACACGGAAGATTCACTTAAGCGGCAGGACGAAGATGGCAACGTAGCTATTGTCCCCGTTACAGAAGATAATCGTGACTATCAAGAATATCTCGAATGGCTAGCCGAAGGCAACGAACCACTACCCGCTGATGAATCATGATTACACTTATTAGACCACTACTATTTTCATTCTTACAATCTGATCGTGTTAAAGCACTGATTGTAGAAATGCTAGAGAAACTGTGTGAGTCAACCGATAATGATATCGATGACAAAGCAGTAGAATTCATTCGTAACGGATTATTCCCGGTTAAGAAATGAACCTTGGGGAGCCACCACTGTTCCCCTCTATAACGCTCCCTGAACCGCTTCAATTACCCCCACCAATACTAGAGGTACCACGGGCAGATATACCCTCTTACAAGCCCTTAGTAGTGCCTCCTAGCGACCTTAGGCCACCTCCGGGTATTAAGCCTAACGCTAAAGATGAACCACCTAAAGCTACACCTAAAACAAAGGTACCTGTAGCTAAACCTCCACCATTTACACCACCAGAAGTACAAAAACTAGGTATACCCGGTACTGATATTGAAGTGCCTGTACCTAGTACTGCAATTGTAGTTACTGCAGCATCTACAGCTGTTGTATCGGTTGCAGCTACTTTAATTGCTACTTCTTTGTTTAAACATTTAGTAAGTTTATTTAAACCTATAATTAAACAAGCATGGAACAAGATGAAAAAAAAGGAGGACTTATCAAGTTCGTCGTCCTTGTCTGGTCCGCCGGACTCTTGACTGCTAGTTATGCAGGCTGGATGGAGAAGATGGACCCAACATATGTAGCCTCTATTTTAAGCGGAACTTTGGCAACGTTTTCTATTTCTAGGGAGAAGAACAAATGAAGAAATTAGTTTTGTTATTACTGTTAGCGGCACCAGTGTCAGCTCAATCAGTTACACCTAATTTTACACAAGGTAGTATGCAATCTACTACCACAACAACTATTGATATTGACCGTACTATCGCAACAGAAGTGTACGGGGGAGATTACAAAGCATGGTCTGGAACCAACGTAACACCAAGTGGTTCGATCGGAGATTCATCCACAACATTTTCAGTAACTACTGCTGGAGATCCATTTCAACTGGAGATCGTAGACAGAGCGGCAGGAGTGATCGAGACAATCGACATCACCGAAACCATCGAACAAGTTTCTACTACTACTTCCTTATCAGTCTTCTCGCAGTAAGTCCAGCTTACGCAGAAGAACCAACTGTATCTAATACTGCAAACCCTGTAGCAGCAGCTACGGGTAACGTGACTAATCAGGCTGTGCAGTTCCAAAACAACGGAGCACCATCTCGGCAATACTTTGTCGGTGGTAACTCTTGTAATGGAACTACAATGACATTCCAACCATTTTATATGGGTGGTGATGTACACACAGATGCGTATCAACGTACCCAAAACTTTGGTGTACAGCTTGGCTTTTCTGTACCACTAGATGGTGGCATGGTTGAAACATGCAAACAGATCGCACGAAGGCATGAACAGAAGATGAGGTTGGACTATGAGCTAGTACGTGCTCTTAAATGTACGGAGATCATGAAAGCTGGTTTTACATTTCGTCCTGGCAGTCGCGTAGAAGTGCTGTGCCATGACGTTGTACCTATTGTCTCACTTAAATAATGGAAGCAGCAGTCACTGCGCTCATCGCTTTGATTGGTGGTGGGGCAGCTTTAAATAACAGACTACACAACAGAATAAATAACGTTCATGACCGCATTAGTGGCCTTGATAGGCGTATTGACGCTATTGAATTAAGCGTAGCGCAAGACTACGTATCTAAAGCTGACCTATCAGTAATGGTCCAACGTATGGAAGACCATATGGTACGTATCGAAAACAAATTAGATCAAATTGTATTGAGGAATTAATTATGGCTTACAGACCCGGCTCGTTTGTTGGAAAAATCAAAGATGGCCCAAGAAATACTCCCAAAGGAAAACCAGTACCTCAAGGTAAGGATGTCTTTCCATCAGCATATGGTGGCCCAAAGAAAGCTAAAGGTAAAACAACAAACTCTGTCAACGATAACCGCGCATGACTTATCAACTTATCGATCTATACACCAGTAAAGTACTTGGTGAATATGAAACACTAGCTGAAGCTGAACGTGACGAATCACATCTTATTCATGAACCTAATGAAGTTCGTTATGAGATTAAAGCACCAGCTAAACCTAAAGCTAAAGCTAAAAAAACTAAATGACAAACAAGAAAGCAACTGAAGACCAGTTCAATGAGTTGCATAATCTTGTTACAAAGGAATTCCTTGCCCGTATTAAATCGGGTGAGGCTTCCACACAAGATCTAAAAGCAGCTTGTGATTGGTTAGCTAAGAATGACATCAGTGGTGTCGCCTTTGAAGGTAGCCCACTAGATAAGCTAGTTAGTATTATGCCGACTGTTGACCCTGAACTTGTACAACGGAGACTTTATGGCTCGAAAGTCTAGTCATAGCGGAGCCAAATATGCTAATGGTAATTATAAATCTTACCAAAAGAAATATGATGGCTCTAAATTACAGATCTCTAAACGATCTTCATTAAATAAAGAAAACCGTAAACGTGGAACCTACGGTAACGGTGATGGCAAGGATGTATCCCACAAGAAAAATGGAAAGACATTCCTCGAAGCAGCATCAAAAAACAGAGCACGTAAAGGACGCGCATGACACCCCTACTTCCTACCCCTAAAGATTACCTCTACAACTTAATAGCTATGACCTCACCAGAAGCACAGCGTCTGTGGCGACGCTCTATTAAGGAACATTTTGACCATACTTGTATCTATTGCGGAAAAACCTATGACCTTAGTCAATTATCTATCGATCATGTTCATCCTCGCGCTCGTGGCGGAGAGGATGTTGCAACAAATGTTGTATGCGCCTGTACTAGATGTAATCAGGATAAAGGAAGTACACCCGTCCTTAGTTGGATGAGAAACAAATTTGGAGTTAATAGACTCCGTGAAAAACTAATTATGGAGTATATTAATTAATGGACCTATCTGGCGTTCCAAAATCTGAACGAGAATTATATGGTATAAATCAAGAGCAAATTAGAAGACTAGAACAGCGTCAAAAAGACTTGATGGCTTTAAAAGAGGATTTACCTAAAACTGACAAAATAGGTAGGGGTTCTCTTCAAAAAGAGTATGGAAAAATTAATCGTTGGCTAGGTGATTTAAGACAAGCTCCTGAAACTTTTGTTAATGTTAATATGGAGGGTCTATCTGATAAAAGATTTGGAGAAGCCATTCATACTCACACTCGTCGAGTAATGGACCGTTTTCGGTTAGATACTAGACCTGCTAAACAACAAGGGTCGTCTATTCATCATATAGATTCTACAATGCAAACCGTGCCAGCTGTTCAGACTGCTTCTACTGGAATGCGTCGGGATCTTATAGAAGCTATTAAAGATCAAGGCGATGAATTAGCTACTGGACTTCGTGGTTTAAATTTTTTTGATGTTGATGAAAAAACTCACCCATTATATCATCCTGGTAAAGACGGTAAAGTAGATTATAAAAATTTACTCGCAAAAGCTAGGCTGTTACCAGCTACTGCAACACTAGAAGAACGTTTAGCAGAACTAAATCGTTCAAAAGCTATTTCTACTGCAGCATCAGAAGCTGCTGATGCGTCACCACAAGCCCAAGCAAGACAAACTAATTTATTGAATAGAGCACGCTCTACTGGTGGTGGTAAAGTACTAGATGCAATGGGCAACCCGTTTGACAGAAACAACCCATTACGTACTACAGAAAACATCGGTGCTTTAAGAAAATATATTGGTTTAAGTTTTAAAAATGGGCATGCAAATTTTATGGTATTACCTGAAATGGCTGCTCTTGGAAAATATATCCAAACAGTCGCTCGAAACCCTGTTGAATCATTAACAGGTGCTGCGATGAACTTGGCAGATCCTGATGCAATCAAAGCATTGTTTCAAGGTAAACCTAAGGAAGCTCTTGAGAAAGGTGCTATTGGTGCTGGTATAGGTGCTGGTATTACAGAAGCATTAAAGGTAAGTCCAATGCAACAAGCCAGACTAGCTTCATATGCTTCTAAAATACCTGGTGTTGCTTCGCAAATACCAAAAGCATTAAGTATTGGTGCTGGAGTTGCTAGATTTGTCGGCCCAGCTTCTATGGCTGTTGCTGGTTATCAACTAGCTGATGCTATTTTAGAAGGTTCTACTGGAGAAGGTTTTGTTGATACTATTAAACAAGTACAAGACAAAGAAAGAACTGCTGAAATTAATGAAGCAGCAGTAGAAAGTGCTGCGAAATCTAAGCAGCTTGCTGTTGAAAAAGAATTGCCTAAACCAATTATAGATTCAGATACAATAGAAAAGTTTGTAACTGATCCTATTAATGAACTTGAATATGGCTGGAAAAAACTAACAGGACAAGTCTAAAACCCTCTACAAGCCCTCCTAACCCCCTACACGCTAGATTCTACCTATGACCCACCCAATCATTGTCACAGGTCCACAGAGAGCAGGCTCACGGCTTGCTAGTCACATTATCGCTAGACAAACTGGTAGGAAGTTTATTGATGAGCTTGAATACAACATAAACATACCTAATAATAGTGTTGTTCAAGCTCCCTTTCTTCTTAAAGCAGTAATAGAATTATCTTTTATATTTCCAAATGCTCAGTTTGCTTTTATGATTCGTAATAAAAACGACATCATAGCTAGTATGGAACGTGTTGAATGGTATAAAGATTATACCGACAACCCTGACTTTTATAGTACTTATATTGATCATTGTTATGACTATATCAAAATGCTAAAGCAGTCTTTAGATAAAGATCGCTGGTTTGATATTCAATATGAATCTCTACAACATGATCCGTTGTTTGTAAAAGATAGAGCTGATTTTACAGTTAAACAACATTTACCCTTTACACCTAACGGTCCCACAACTTGGAGAAACGATGGATACATTAAAACTATTAAAGGATGATTTCAAGCTATTCCTACAAGCATTATGGAGTGAATTAGATCTACCAAACCCTACACGTGCTCAATATGCAATTGCTGATTACCTTCAACATGGTCCAAAGCGTTTACAAATCCAAGCATTTCGGGGAGTTGGTAAGAGCTGGATTACTGGTGCTTTTGTTCTTTGGACTTTATTTAATAACTCCGAAAAGAAAATAATGATCATATCTGCATCTAAAGAACGTGCAGATAACATGTCAATCTTCCTACAGAAATTAATCATTGAAACACCTTGGCTGGTACATTTGCGTCCAAAGTCTGATGACTCCCGTTGGAGTCGTATCTCATTTGATGTTGCTTGCTCCCCTCACCAAGCCCCTTCTGTTAAATCAGTGGGTATTACAGGTCAGCTTACTGGTAGTCGTGCAGATTTAATGATTCTTGACGACATTGAGGTTCCTGGCAACTCGATGACGGAATTTATGAGGGAGAAACTTCTACAATTATGTACAGAAGCTGAGTCTATCCTTACTCCTAAACAAGATTCACGTATTATGTTTCTGGGTACACCACAGACTACGTTCACCGTCTATCGTAAGCTAGCTGAGAGGAGCTACAAGCCCTTTGTTTGGCCTGCTAGGTATCCTAGGAAGGTTTCACAATACGAAGGCCTTCTAGCGCCTCAGCTGGTAGATGATATAGATCAAGGTGCAGAGAAATGGGATGTAACAGATGATAGATTTGATAATGAAGACCTGATTGAACGTGAAGCGTCAATGGGTCGTAGCAACTTTATGTTGCAGTTCATGTTAGATACGAGTTTATCCGATGCTGAAAAGTTTCCTCTTAAATGCGCTGACCTTATCGTCACTAGCGTTAACCCCTCTACTGCTCCCGAATCCGTTGTTTGGTGCTCCGATCCACAAAACGTTATCAAAGACCTCCCCACTGTTGGCCTCCCTGGAGACTATT